AGCCACCAAACGTAAGGGGCAGATGAAAAAACTTATGGACGCCTCTAGCACGTGCGGCGGTGCGTATGTCATCACGCTTGTGAACTCGTTCTTGCCCGCTCTGTGCCGCTCGGACGAAGACCCCGCAAACTACTTCAACCAGAACCCCGACCTCCTCCCGTTGGCGAACGGCGTATGGAAGTTCAGTGAGAAAAAACTCATCAAGTATGAACGTGAGCACTACTTCACCTTCCGTATCCCCACGGCTTACAACCCCAAGGCGGATATGACCGACATTCGCAAGGCGTCCTTGGACTGGTTCGGACAAGATGCCAGAGTGGCAGACTTCATTCAATACTACATTGGATACTGCCTCACGGGATACACCACCCGCCAAGACTTCCTCATTGTATGGGGCACGAAAGCGGGTAACGGTAAGTCTCTTTTGTGGGGCAAGATTGTTGCGCTACTGCTGGGTCAGTATTGCCGCACCATCACCTCTGATGCGCTCTCCTCCGAGCGTGTCGGCAACAACGACCAACTCTACAATCTGAACGGCGCACGCTTTGCGTTCCTCTCTGAACCCCGTCGTGCTCGTGGGGCGAAGATTGACAACGAGATTGTGAAGACGCTCACGGGTGACGAGTCCTTCACCGTGGAGGCGAAATACAAGAATGCGATTACCTTCAAGTTGTCGGCAAAGTTCGTGATGGCGTGTAACGATATGCCCGACTTCAAGTTTGAGGACAAAGGCACTTACCGCCGTGTGAAGGTCGCCGAGCAGAACTGCGAGTTTTTGGACCCCGCCGACTTTGAGAAGGCGGACGAGAACAAAGTGCGTGAGAAAAAAGTAATGATGAAAGACGACGTTTTCATCGCCCGTCTGCTGGAGAACGTGGAGGGTCTGATGCGGTGGGCACTGGAGGGTGCGTCCCGTTTCACCGACAATCCCCGTATGGAAGCACCAGAGGCAATGTCCTCCGCAAAGGAGAAGGCAGTGAACGAAGGCGATGCCCTCGGCATCTGGATTCGTGGCAACCTTCGCAACCTCGCCTCACTTGAGAACAAGCCCGCCGACTGGAAGAAGAAAAAGGTAACCTTCAAGCGTGTGAAGGAGTTGATGACCGCACAGAACGAGTCAATGGGACACCGTCAGCAAGGATTCAACAGACGACTGAAAGAAAAGTTAGAAGCACTCGGATATGGAGTCGGCGGACGTGAAGAGAAAGGCGACCTCTACATCAAGTGCGCAGACGAGGAGGTGCCGCCGCCCGAGGACGACGAGTAACTCATAAAAGTAGAACCCCTATTTTTTATTGTATAGCATTATTATAGCATATTAAAAAAAGGGGAGCACACACAGCGACACAGCGAAATCCAGAAGGAGGTAGAAATCGCTGTGTCGCTGTGCTCGCTGTCAAAAAACGGGGTTTGGGGGGTTTTGGGATTTGGGAGCCACATTTTCCTATAGACCCGACTCCATAGATAAATGTGGTCCCCCAAACCCCTTCCCCCCGTTTCTATAAAAGTTGAAATCCCTCCGGTCTTATCCGATTACCAAAAAGATGAAGTGGATATTATGTGACTGTGGTGAATGGGTGAAAGATAATGATAAAGAACATTTGGAAGACATTCCGCACCTTTGTTATATTGACAGAATTATCGTAGAAGAACTTTTACGGATTCACGCCAGTATGTTTCCGGCAGAGTGCGTTCAGACGGCTCCGTAAAAATCTCTACGGTATGTAGAAACAAATGAGTCAGAAGAACGACATTGCTTTTGGAACCGCCTCGGAGATGACCAACCACGACTTGCTACAACTATATCTGGATACGAAGTTGGAACGCAAGGGTGGATATGCCGTGTTTGACTTTGAGTCGCCGAACAAGACTATTTTTGTTGAACTGAAAAGCCGACGCATCAAGCACAATACCTACACTACGGCAATCATCGGTCTGAATAAGATTGCCTTCTCCGACCATATCCCCGACGCAGAGTTCTGGTTCGCCTTCTGCTATTCCGACGGTCTGTATGTCATCAAGTATGATAAGGAAGTGTTTGACACACTGGAGGTGTGCCACGACTATGTCCGTGGTCCCCGCAATGACACTCATAATCACCCCCAGTCTGTCGTCTTTATCCCCATTGAACTACTTACGAAAGTTGATGAGGAGTCTCTTCGTGAACGCCCCCTTGTCGCCAAGAACGTTATGTTTGGTCCAGTAGGCGTTGATGATGAGAAGGAGGAGCCAAAGGGTCTCAATGGTCCTCTTCTCCCCGTTCGTGTGGGCTCCGAATAATTCTCTTTTTTTATTATATGCTCCAATAGAATGCCGTGGAAACTCCGCAAAGCCCCGAAAAAGGACTTGTATTGGGTCATTAACAAAGAGACTGGTAAAAAATACAGTAAAGACCCGTTACCAAAGGGACGGGCAGAAGCACAGATGCGGGCTCTGTATGCCAATGTCCCGGTGGAAGGCAGAGGTGTCTTTGACCCCCTCAAGAACCTATACAAGGACATTAAGGACAGAGGTGCTGCCGTTCTGACTGGGACAAACTATGTGGGTCCCTTCAATCGGCTGGACGAGGAATACCTTAGAACCAACCCTCCAATGGACAAGATAGATGAAGGCGCTATGCGCCACGATTTGGAATACTCTCGCATTGCCAAACTGCGAAAGGCGGGTGCTTCCAAAGAAGAGGTAGAGCGTCTCATTCGCAAGAGTGATGACGAGTTCTTAGACAACATCAAGAAGCACTGGCGAACCAATCCAAGGGCGGCGGCAATGGGCTATGCGGGCATCAAGGGAAAAAATGTGGCGGAAGATGTAGTAGGTCTGGATAAGAACTTGTTCGTGGGAGAGGGAATGAAAGGAGGAAAGAAAGCAATGAAGGGTAAAGGACCCATTCTGTCTATGTTTGCCCCCGCAGAACAAGATAGACTTTCTGCCGAAGACCGAGAAGAGGTTGAGAGAATATTACAAGCAGAGAGAGATGAAATAAACGCAGCGTATGACAGAGTATCCTCCCGAAGAGAATTTCAAGGACTGCCTCGTTATGATGCGGGTGAGTTCTACGCTGGATTTACTTACGGACTTTATGAAGAAGATGATGATTTTAAAGAAGATGTGGAGCCCGGTTCTGAATCCTTCCAAGCGGGATATGATGCTTATCTACAGAATCGTGGAATGGCTGGTTATGGTAAAGCCGCAAAAAAGCGTCTGATGCTGCTAAAGAAACTACAAGGAAGCGGCTTCTTCGGAGACTTCTGGAATGCGGGAAAACAGTTTGCGTCAAAGGTCGTAGAACGTGTGAAGCAAACGGGTGAAAGCGTTGTGAATGTGATTCGTGGGAAAGCCCCTCGGTTGGACTTGTCTCCAAAGGTGCGACAGTTGCTCCAAGACTATGGTGACCGTCCCATCGTCCGTATGTTCGTCCGACGAGACCCCATTGAGTCCGCCATCAACACGGCACTGAACTTTATTTCCCTTGGGTCGTGGAATGTCCTTAAACAAAAGTATGGCTATGACACCTTCTTTCATCTTCAGTTGGAAGTCGTGGTGCGTGTCTCGGACTCGGACGATACGAACGCACGATTCACCTTAGAGAAAAACGAAGTCATTAATGTAGCGCCAGCAAAGCCAAGCACCAACAAGACCGAAATGGTAGAAGTTCCTATGTCGGAGGGGCATACGATGAACTCCCTCCTTAGCAATGCCAAACAAACTATGGGTGAGAAGTTCTACTACTATGATGCGTTTCATAATAACTGCCAAGATTTTGTCGGAGCACTTCTTGCTGGCTCGGGACTGATGCGACCGGACATTGCCGGCTTCATCAAGCAACCCGTAGATGAACTGGTGAAAGAGATTTCCTTTACTGACCGTGTTGCCCGTGGCATCACCGACCTCGGAGGCATCGTGGACGTCGGTCTACAAGGAAAGGGTGGATTGACACCGTCAGACGCATTCGCCGCACAACTGAAGGCGGCGGGAGTCTCTCCCTCGGCGTATCTGGAGAAAGCACAGAAGAAAGCCAACGCACTTGGGCTTGCTGGGAATATGTTAGGATTCAGTAGCAATGATAAGCACAAACTACAGATTCCTAATGCCGAGGGGAAGATAATAAGGTTCGGAGCGGTGAAACTGGGTGATTACATTCTTTACACACTACAAAAGAACCCAGACGCAGAGAAGCACCGGAAGTCTTATCTTGCCCGTGCGACGAAGATAAAAGGAGACTGGGCGAAGGACCCATACTCGCCCAACTCACTGGCGATTGGGATATTGTGGTAAAGGGCTCGGAGCCCGAACCCTTTAAGGTTCCTTTGATGGTAGCAATCGTATCTATGTGATTCATTCTGAACGATATAGATAAGAAAAATAGAGTATTGGAACACACATTTAATACTTGAGAACCGCAAAGCCGACATTCTTAGCGGCAATGGCAACAACATCGGAGTTGATGGAGAAGCCCGTGCCCGGCACGAGAGCATCTACTGAAAACGCAGTAGCACCACCGACGGCTTCAGCGGCACCGAGACCCCAGCAGACAACAACAGAATTAGCAGTAATAGCGGCATCGGGGACGAGAACGGTGTAGCCAGTAGCGGCAATGGTCGCAACACCTTGACGAAGCAGACTGGGTGCTGCTGGAGAACCTTGAACAATACTGGCAGACGACATTTCTTATACTTCAGTCTGCGATTTTATTTTAGGAGATTATCACCGGAAGATTTACATTAGGCGGGAAGCAAGAGACTTCTTGCCGCCCGTGCCCGCACCCGTGCCGTAGCCAACCGCTTCCGCACCGGACTTAATCTTCCCGAGCACACCGCTCTGGGGGAGCAGACCAGTGACCGCCGAGACGAGCGGCTTGGTCTGCTGGTAGATGTCACGAGCCTTAGAGAGAATGTTACCAAGAGAGGCGAACGAGAAACCACCGACCATACGGTTGAGTTCGCATCGGACACCCATCGGGGCAAGCGGAGCAGAGATAATGTCTTGTTCCGACAAAACACCCTTGATAACACGTGACGAACCACGAATGGATTCAAAAAAGCCCGAGTTCGCCGTGATGACATAAAGTTGGGGAGTCTGTGCCACATTTGATGTGTTTTTAACGGTAAGGTTAAATTGTAACGTAAAATTACCAACAAGTGAAGCCGCTTGACCCGATTGTAGCGTTAGGTCTTGACCGGGCTTCAGAACGAGGATAGAGCCCACCGAGGGAATCAACTGACCTTGCTGACGCTGAGTCGCACCCGAGCCGTAGTTGCCACCCGCCGAGTGGGCTTGACCAAGAAAGGTGGCGTAGTCCATCTCCAAGCCGTTGTGCTGACTCATCAAGAACAACTGCTCCGTTGTTGTAGACGACAAGAGACCGGAAAAGTTGTCAAAGTTGATGCTGAGGGGGTTGCGGACACCGTCTAGTGACGAAGCCAGAGGGAGGTAGTAGTCAGCATCGGTAGAGTCCAGTGCGGCGCTTGGCTTCGCATACACGATGAGGAGGTCGGGGATACAAGGCAGAGTGATGGTCTGCGAGATAATCTGACCGGTCGCACCCGGAGCAATGGCAGAACCTTGATACTGCGTGATATAGCGTGGAAATTCCATATAGGGCACCACTGACTTAGGTGGTAGTGGGACATCAAGGGAAGGCGTAAGGAACTGGCAGTTAATGACCGACTCAGTGAACTTGCTGACAACCGACTGGTTGTAGGAAATAGAAGACAGAGTGCGACCCGCACGAGTGGTGCTGCGGATAATACGATTGGGGGACGCTACGAGGTTC